TTATATACAATACCTGACGGGCCGGTTAATTTAACAATACCTTTATAATTAGCCGGATTTTGATAATTACCATCCAGCCCGTTTTTATCTAATAAGGTACATTTCTTGTTTACCACATCAATAGAAAATTTTACTCGTAAAGCCATTGTTTTTCACTTTAAGTTATATTAAATTCTAAATCTTCCGAATATTCACCATAACCACCACGGCCATTAGCTCTTACCCGGATATAATACTTTCCTTTATCCAAAGAAACAACCACAGACGTTGTATCAATAACATTATCATATACAATATTATCTTCATCAAATGAAGCCCTTTTACTTATCTGTACCTGGTATTCATCAGCATATAAAGGTGTGTCAAAAGAAACCGTTAAATCACCCGGAATATCTTCTCCTGGTAACGGAGATACAACTTCAACTTTTAAGGGTGCCGGAATATCCATTACGGAAAAATAAGCAGACTCACTCCAATCACCATTCGTTAAAGAGGAACTTATACCCCTTACGCGCCAGTAATATTGTCCATAGAAATCAAGGTTATTATCTACAATCGGACTATAATTAGATTTATAAGCAAAGTCAAGGTTTTCTTTTTGGATTTCCTTTGAATGATAGATTAAGTTAATAAAACCTGAATCCGTAGCTATCTGTACCTCATATTTAACTGCCGTGCTTATTCCGCCGTTAGACCAAACAAATACGGGCTCCTTGTTATGACCCCCGCTATATGCCATAGGATTTATCAATAATGGTTTTAACGGTGAATCACTTGCCGTAGTTTTAAATTTGAAAGGAGAACATTCTCCGTAACCGTAATTATTCTTTCCTCTGACACGCCAGTAATATTCTTTGCTTTTATCTAAACTATCACCAACATCAAGCGTATAACTTGTTCCTATCAATCCGGCTTTTGAAAAAACAATATCGTCAGCATTAAATTCGGCACCATTAGAAATTTCGAGTAAATATTCATCAGCCAGATCAGCAGCAGACCAAACAAATTCAGGTGTTAAAGCAACATTTTCCTCATTATCATGTGGTTTTATTAAACTTACAGCAGAAGGTTCTTTTAACGCCTTAAATATAATTACATCACTCCACACCCCCAGATCATTTAAGAAACCATCTCCCCTGACTCTTACATACAAATTCTTATTAAGCGGAACATCATAAATTAAATATTGTTTTTGTTGTTTTGGTGTAGTAAAATAAGAAACAAGATTATTAATCGCAAGACCGGGATCATCATATATCTCTCCAATCCAATAATTTACATTATCATCAGACCCGCTCCATACTACAATAAACGGAACTTTAACAACCTCATTATTCAAAGGATTTGTAATAGTCTGTTTACCCGGAGTATATAATTTCCTTACAAAATGATGAATGTCTGACCAATTTGTATAAGAACCATTATAATAAGCCCTTATCTTTACCCAATAATCTTTGTAAACGGACAACTCAACAGATAATTTCTTTTCTGTAATCCCGTCTATATCGAGAAAAATATTATCATCAGACGATTGATTTGTTGTGGGTGTGATATCGTTATTGGTAGTTATGATAACATGATAAGTTGGATTTGGAACATCGGTCAGACTATCATCAAAAGTCCATGTTAAATCAAATTTGAATGGAACATCGGTCTCTTCATCAGCAGGATAAGTAATTTTTGGACGATCATCAGTACCCGTATTGCTTTCGGTTGTAAAATTAACCTCAACAAATGGAGACGACCCCCACTGATTAACAGATTGAACTTTCGCCAGATAATTTGTTCCGTAATTAAGCGTAAGATTAGATGGTAAAGTAAATTCAGAACCGGAAGCAAGTAAAATTGATGTACCAAACAAAAGATTTCCGGTTAATAGATCATAAACCTCTAAATTCCAGTAATCTGTGTTTACCGTATCACTCCAGTCAAGTGTAGGGTTTATGGAAACATTTTGTTGGCCGTCAGAAGGATAAACCCATTGTGGCGTACCCGGTAACACGCCTTTTGTAGTATCTGTGGTAGTAAAACTCATTATATCACTCCACGGACCACCATAATCATCATTATACGCCCTTACACGCCAATAGTAAATCGTATCAAAAGCCAAAACAGATGAAGGGGTATAAGATATGTCTGTAACCGAACTATCTTCATCGGTAATTGAAGAAAAATCATTTACTGTCGAAATTTGTATATGATAATATTTCGTATTCGTAACCGGAGACCATGAAAAAGTGGGTATGTTGGTATCAATACTTCCCTGCGGGCTTGATAAAACAGGTTTATTGGGTACACCTGCCGATATTGTCTGAAACTGAAAAACAGCACTATCTATATTCCCGGAATCATTATAAGCAACAACCTTCCAGTAATAAGTTTTTCCATAAGTTATAATCGAATCATTTACCCTGTATTCTGTTCCGATAACTTTCGCAATAGCCGGATCAGGAAAAGCGTTTGACTCATCAATATACAAAAGAAAATAATCAGCACCCCCACCATCATTCCATTGAAATAATTCATTTAAAGCAATATCTGTTGAATTATCGGCCGGAGAAACCAATACAGGCGAAGACGGTGTTCCGTATTCTATTGTGAAATAATCACCGGATACACTCCACCCGCCAGGTGTTGTCCCGTCAGTAGCCCTTACACGCCAATAATATTTAGTTTAATAGGCAAGGTCAAACGTCAAAAGATATTGTGTGGCAATTATCCCGGATATTGTCCATTGATCAACACCCTCCGTTCCCGAAAAGTCAGCATATTCGCTAATCTGCAAATCAAACTGTGTGGCACCATCAGTTGTACTCCATATAAAGGTGGGTCTTTTTGATATTCCGGTACTTGCTAAAGCGGGTGAAGAAAGAGAGGGTATTGCGAACTTAATAGTAAACTTCCAGGATGTGGGAATGGCCAGCGCTTCATCAAAAACAGCCCAATAATAATCCGTATCATTTTCCAGTTCGGCACCATTGTAAACATATTGTGTCTCCGTTGGAAAATAAAGGTCAACAATAGGGCTTGAAAGATCGCTCTGCTTTGATATAATAAAACGCAATCGTGGTTCAGACGAACCGTCACTTGTTTTACTCCATGTAAAAGTTGGCTTTGTTGATATCTCCCTTGAATTATCAGCAGGAGTCAATTGTGTGATAGTCCACCCCATTTCATCAAAATTTTAAACGGGGGGATTTTTTACCCCCCAGTTCGTTTATTACTTTTATTTTCTTTTACAGATTCGATCAATATAGGACCAGCAAGGTCTTTATCAATTTTGTCATTGAGAAGGCCGCCGCTTTCAACGAATTTCTCAAATGAGCTAAATTCCCTTGGATTGTTTATAAAGTGACGAATAAGCGTAACAGTCGGGTCGGTACCCAAACTGAAAGTAACAATCCTTTCTCCCTTTTTCCCATCACTTCTGTAGAGGTACCAGGCAAGATTACCTGTTTTCGGGACTCTGTCCGTTTTAACAAATTCTTTTTCAATCGCAATGTTAATCATTGAGCGGATTTTAAGGAGATCGTCATTCTCAATCAATTCCAAAAATTGATCAATCCTGACCTCATCATATACGCCATTTTTCTGACGCAATACAGTATTCCCTAACTTGTTCCTCAATATTTCCAGTTCAATACCCATTGCATTAGGTATTTTAAAGTTAACGGCAACATTACGCAGGGTTCTTTCATCGAGTGCCAAATCATCATCATAGATAAGATAGCTTATTTTAGCCACCTTTCTCTTCATAATATTCGATACTGCCGCATCAACAAATACATCCTCAACTTTATAGAAATAGTTTGCGTTTGGCCTTATGTACTGAAACTTTTCAATAAGATCATAAGGCGCACAGGCCGGAGAAACACAGGTAAGATAAAATATCAAATCTGTTTCTCTTTTCGGATCAAGCGGTAAGGGTCCTGAAAAGTCAAGATATTCAGGACTGTACTTTTTTCCGTCTCTTGTATTAATGACATTCGTGTAATACGTTATATCATGTTCCATACCGTTAAAGACATATTTTCCCGTTGCTTGTTGCAGTAAACCGCCTGACGATTCATATAAAATACCGCCATCACTTTGCTCACGCGAAATGATTTTTGATTCATGAAAAACAAGTTTCCAGAATTTCTTTGTCTGAATTTTATTCAAAGCGCTTTTAATGTGCTTTATCAGTGGGTCAGAAGATGCCCAGGATTCCATTGGTTTTCCATTGATTGCTAACATTTTTTAAAGTATTAATTATTAATTATTTAAAAAGACCCTCCCCCAATAAAGGGAGAGGTTCTTTTTGTTAAAATCAAAATCCTATGCCGGTTTAAAAATCATAAACTGGTTTGCCTTGAAAACCTGTAATCCGAGATGTGCGCGGAAAAATGTATTGGTTTTATCAATACTTATAACCTTGCGGCCATTCCCTGCACCGGATACAGACCAGGTCTCAAACCTACGGCTGTAACCATCATAAGCACGGTAGCGCGTTGCAATGTTGTCCATTGGTATATTACGCACCGGGTCAACGAGTCGGCCAAGTGGAGTGAACAACCCATATTTTCCAAGATCATAACCGGTTGCTCCGAAAGTTTTCGGATTCGACCAACTATCCATCGGTTTCAGAATATATGTGATCCCGCCCTTCTTAATAACAGAAAAACCAATAGAAACGGCCAGGTCTTTGTTCTTTCCAAATAACCGGTCAACAACAGTTGTATAATCCGGGGCTGAATTGTTTCCCAGATAGCTTACCATGCCATTCTCAATATCATTTGAGAAATTGGCTCCAACCCAACCAAATACAAAACCAGTGGTAATACCCTGTGATTTAAGGTAAAGACCTCCCTGATCAAGACTTGTCGGTGAAAAACTTCCTTCGGTATAGGTAATCGTCTTACCCAACTCAGTAGCATGACGCATAATACCCTTGGTTGTTTTAACCAGGTTTCCTGCTCCGGGTTCACCGGATGGAACTGTAACATTATCTGTTTCGTCACCCCAGGTAAAAGCGCCGTCCATTGCCAAAGACATAAGGTATTCTCCACGCATATAGCCTGGTGAATAATAACCTTTCAGGTTACGTCCGTCATCGAGGACTTTGTACCATTTTTCATTAACCAGCTGAGAACCTTCGGCCCCAATTGTTTCTTTAAAAATCTGTGCAACAAAACTTCTTTTTGTGGAAGCCAGTACCGTACCTTTCGGTTGATCTGTTCCCGCCCCAAAAGCATTGTTTGTGATTGCCAGAGTTTCCCCATCAGTTGTTGCCGGAATTACATCTGTAGATTTAGCCGGTGTAACTGTAAGAACGTGGGCAGTAGAAACCGATTCGTCTTTTGCCGTGATGTGTCCCTGAACATAAGTTCCGGGGAAAGAAATGATCATCCCGACACGGGGATAAGAATTTCCTTTTGAATCGTGCATTGATGTAGCAAGTGTAATATCAACAGATGCTCCGGCAGCTCCAGCTACCGTAGTGCCGGAAGTTGTAATTGCCTGGTGCATCCAGTTTTCTTCCCATCCATGCCATTCGTCCCTGGCAATAGGTTCTTCACGACCTAATGACCGGAAAATCTGAAACATAGGCATATACTGCGCCCCATAACGGGCAAACAGCGTGGGAATATTTTGTGGTTTGAACACATCGTGCATGGACATAATTTGCTCGGTATATATACCGGCCACGGGTGCTGTGTTCGGATCAATAATATTTGCCATTTTTTCCTAATTTTAAAAATTAAACAAAAATCCTAAATGCCTGAAATTTCACTTACAATAGCATCTTCTGTCTCCGTATCCGGCGATTCAACGTTATTGCTTTTTACGTCAGCCCCAGGTTTTTGAGGATTGTTAACTTTTTTTCTCCATTTTGCACCCGTCTCTTTTTGTATCTGATTTAAAAGAACCGTATTTATCTTTGCAAAATTATTTACAAGATAAATACCTAACGCTACCTGTCTGGCCTGTTCAATATTTTCTTCGGTTGGCTCCAACCGGTTAGATAATATATGCTCGGCTGCTATCTGATTGACCTTTTTCAAATCTTCATCAGGAATTTCATATTCCATAAAGACCTGAGTTTTTGACTGGTCTTTTTCATCAAGCACGGGTATTGTTATTTTCTTTATTTTCTCTTTTACTTCTTTAAATGAATCCTGCCAGGATTTAACAAACTCCTCATTCTCTTTTTTGATTTCTTCCTCACTCTTTGGTTTAGGCACTTCAACCTCTTTAATTTTAGAATCAAACCATTTCCTGGCTTCCTCTGCCTCGATCTTCATTGATGTTAAAGCATCTTGGTATTCAACATCACCCTCCGTATAATCCTCACTGTATAAAGCTGAAAACTTTTCATTTATCTTTCTTTGAAGATAACCGGGGTTTTCATTGAATATTTTTGGATGATCAATCATCATCTTTAACTTGATAACTTCTTCGTCTGAATTATCACCAAACAAATATCGTTGATAAATAATTGTTTTATCCGGTTCTTTTTCAGAAAGGCGATCCAAACGATAGAGTTTTTCGTTTTTAAATGGATTCTGTGATTTAAGCTGATTAACCTCTTGTTGAAGTCCTGATATAAGTTGTTCTTTCTTTTTCAGTTCTGTCTCAAAGGTTTTAACACTTTCCACAACCTTTTTTACATCTTCAACCGAATTATAACCCGGAAAATATTCTTTAAAATCAATATCTTTTTTCTCCGGTTCTTCTTTACCCGGATCTTTGTCTTCAGGTTCTTCTTTACCCGGATCTTTGTCTTCCGGTTCTTCGGTATCAAAAATAGTTCCGGCATCATCCTTTTCAGGTGTTTCATCACCCGGAGTTTCCTTTCCGGGATCAATATCTTTTTTCTCCGGTTCTTTTCCTTTCGGTTCCGTATTTGTATCGGTCAGGATTTCTTCCGACCCTTCTGGTAAACCAATTTCCTGTAAAACGTTATCTGCCATGATTAATTATTATTTGTATTTGTCTTTTGATTAAAAATTTCAATTCTTCTTAATTTCAGATCATAATTATATTTTTCTTGCAAGGTAAGTCTTTCCTGTTGACCTTTAGCCTCAACAACCGCCAGTTCCCTTTCTTTCTCCGCATTAATCTCCATTACTTTAAATTGAACATCCTGTTGTTTTGTTTTTCGTTGTTCTTCTGCTTGTATCTTTATGTTTTGCTCTGCTACCTTTTGTTCTTTTTGTGTCCGTTCCTGTTCTTTCTTTGCCATCCATAATTCAAGATATTTAATGGATTTTCCTGAATTAAGGAAACGTAAAATAAACGAATATTCACTATATGTTATTGCGGGTATCCCGTTTTTACCACTTTGAAGTCCGACTTTAGCCGCTTCTAATATCCTTTCCTTCTCAAGCTCGGTAGCCCGGGCCTCAATACTAAAACCATAGACAACGGGCGGATAATCACCGGCAGTCATAATTGCCGACAAATTACTTCTTCCCAGGCTTTTAAAATAAGGACACTCTTCTATTTCAGAAATATCATAACCCGTAAGCATTGCCTGTATCTGCCACGCCACAACACGGGCTGTTTGTTCTTTAATACGGATATAATTATTATAAAGGCCCTTTAAGGTATTACTTGTTGCTGCCACAGCCATTTCCGTAACCGCTTTCCCGGTATCTCTATTGGGCTGTTGTGTAACAGAGGTAATTCCATCAATACCGGTAATTACATCCAATTGACGATATAAGAATTCGATTCCTTGTATTCCGTCAGCAATAGCCGTCCCCAGACCTCCACGTAATTCTTCAATAGGTTTCCCAACACGATTCGTTCCCTGCCTTCCCGGAAGCGTGCTTACATCCAGTTTGTAAACCATATTACCCGTATTTGTATAAAGAGTAATACTATCTTTTGGTTTTAGTTTTTTATTCCCGTATTGAATATTCTCTATTGCACCCCATTCAATAGCCAATCCGGGGGGGGCTGCTTTTGCAATAGCATTTTGTGTTTTAACAAAGGTTAGATATATCTGATCTTCAATGGGAATCATACTCTCAATCTTCGGCTTTCCTTTTATTCTTACAAGTCTGATCGGAAATTCGACATCATTTGTTCCAAAATTATAGGGTGTGTTGGTAACAATTCCATAATCAAAAACCTTTTCAGAACCAATAACCCATTTTGCATGATACAATCTTCGTATATTAACCTTATCATATTTTCTTGATTTTCTGTTTGTTTTTGGAGGTTTACGGCCATTATTACGCCAGGGTTCATAGATTTGTTTTGGTCCGGTCCCGGTTTGTCTCTCAGAATAATATTCAGTATCAATAGTTTTCCAGAACGAATGAAGCACTGGTATTTTATAATCATCATACCCATATTGCCCATTGCTTAATGAATCGTCAAAGTCTTTCGGGTTCCCAAATTGCCCCACATATTTCTCGGCTAATTCAGATACTTGTTTTTCAGTCCATCCGGTTTCTGCCCTTAATTTGTTTATGGTATAATATTCAATATACCCTCCCCAGGTAGAATCGGAAAAATCATATTTATTTGAGTTTTCAAGAATAATATCTACCGTATCCTTGTGTTCGGGCTTAAATTTACCGGAAGTCGGATCCTGTGAAGTAACCACACACGTATAACCATCAACCAATAAGTCTTTAATAACATCGTCTTTTATATCCCCCTCGAAATGAGAAAGGCTGAAAGTATGACCAATCAGCTTTTCCATTGCTATTTCATAAGGTAATTTAAAAGCACCTATATTGTCAAATAATTCAAGTTCTTCAAGTGATGCAGGCAGAACAGCTTCTTCGTTAGTATCGGGAATATTAAAAACAGTATTAAATCTAATAATAAGCGGTTTAAGCTGCGAGCGTATATAAGAACTGAATTTTAATTCTTCCTTTAGGGTTCCTGAATTTTCATCTTCCGCATTTACAATGATATCATGCTCCTGCGAACGCATAATTCCAATTATGATCTCTATATATTTAGGCAGGGGAGAGAACACATCATCAAAATTTATGTTTTCCAACCCGAGATCGTCAATATCAATATTCGCATAATTATTATCAGTACGATCAATTGTGGAAGGAATTTTATGATCATCATCTTTTTTCCCAACAATCCAGTTCCTGTACTGTTCCGTATCCTGTTCTCCCCTGGCATAAGAACGGTTCCTTATGAAATTATCAGCCATATCAGAAGTAATGGCTGATGAATTTTTAATATATTGAGAATAAATAAAACGGGAGTATTCAAGGGAGTATTTTTTGGATTTCTGCTTTTTGTTAGGTTCAATATCATCTGACGGCCTTAAATAATTGCCTTTAGCAAAAGTGTTATATCGCGGTATTGACATTTTAACTCATTATTAACTCTGTTATGAAAACCAAAATTAATCATTTTTAACACAACCACATAAATAATTATTAACAAGGCATTGTTAACAATTCGAAAATCTAAAAGCGGGAAGTGAGTTTTCTTGCAACAACAAGTCCGGCTTTATTTTTGATTTCTTCAATGTGAACACCCGGAACAAACGTCAAAGCCTCTGTAATATTATCACCCTGTTGCGTTGTTGTCTGAACAACACAACCTACATTTGGAATTTCCATTGCTTTTGTGAGCTTCATCCACCCTTCATCTTCAGAATGAGCTTTAAGGATCAGTTTAAAAGCATCACCGCTACCCCATACTCTTAAGTCACTAACATTGGCTTCTGCCTGTGATGCAGTTGTGTTCATCAAAGTTTTCTTTGTCTGTTCGGGTTTTTCCGCTGTCGCAGTCTTTTTCCTGGTTTCTTTTTTTGCCATGATAATTGATTTTAAATGATTTTAAATGATTTGCAAATATAGTTAAAAATATCCAGAAATATCAAATCCCTTATCTTCCTTACCATCCGGATTAAAGTAATCCCTGTAATCCGATTCACTACCCAGATAAGAAGCACCAACAGCAACAAAAAGGTCTCTGTTTGTTAAATCTTCAACACCTTTCACCCTTCTTGCTTCTTCCAGTATCTCAATATGCCTTTCCAGTTCAATAAAATTCTCAATATAATTCTGATGCAATTGCATAACTTTTTGAGGATAGGCACCACGCATAGTAAAACCAGGTGTTTTCCTCATCTTCCCGTTCGGGTCTTTACCATACTTCAAATAACCATCATAACCCCTTCTTACGAAATAATCCCATATTAAAGGAACATTCACCTCTGTAAACATCATGGCTCCATAATAGACACACATCATAAGCATATCCTCCCCGTAGCTATCCGGGTCAAATGGACGGTTCTTATAAGTACACACATTACGGTAAGTCTGCCACCTTTCCACCGGTTTATCATCCGGGTCAATTGTTTTGTCTCTTTCGAAGAAAACACTACCCGCACCGGAAGAAACTCTGCGCCCCTCTGTTTTTCTGAACTTATAAGGGTCGGCACCGGCAGTAAATTTCCACGGTTTAAGCGGACGCCATACACGTTTTACCTTTCCATTGTCATCAATCTTTATTCTTAACTTTTGATTAGCCTCTGTTTCCGATAATTCAAGAGAAATAATCCATCTCCCGTCAATAGAATCGTCAATCCATATTACCTGTGTATCCCGCTCTCCATTCCTCCATACAAAGTTACCCCGTTTGGTTAAGGATTTATCAAACTTCAATTCTCTGTAACGCCTGATGATCTTTTTCATATTCAACCCGGAGCCGGAACCAGCCGTAATAAAGCATTCTTTAAAACTTCTCGGATGTAACCTTACTTCTTCCTCATATTCCTGGATACTTTTTTCATCTTCTCTCAATAATATTTCCTCTAATGTCTCATCAAGATAACGTTTAGCCCCTATCAATACTCCATTACTGTCTCTTATCGGATTGGGCCACCTGGCTATATCTTCTTCGTCCGGGTCATCAACAATCGAATTTCCATACTTATCAATAAAACCTTCAAGTCCGTCATAAGCAGGAATAAACATATTAAAAAGCCCTGATTGTGTCTGCCCTATCTTATTTCGTTTCTCAAAATGTGAATTACTACAAAGCCTAAAAAAGTTAGCCCCGCCCTTTTCTGTCATCTCCCCAACGGTAGAGGTATTTATCTCCAAACCGTGAATATAAACACCATTACCCTGTGCAAGACACTTTTTCTGAACATCATGACGGGCAGACACATCTTCCAATGTTGTTTTTCCAACTTCGTCATTATGAAGGAAATGTAGTTTATCCCCGTCATACCAGTTTCTATTGGCACTGTCAGCCCAGTTGATCTCGCTTTCCAGTCCGGTATCAATATTTACAATAGAACCTTTTTTAGCTGTTATCTTCTCTCCATATATATCAAATTCAAGTTTTGTTTTCGGGTCAGTATTACCGGCATATTGCGGAGAAAAGAAAAAGGGAAGTTTCTTCCATGGACGCACAACAGCTTTTATAAACGCTTTCTTTGCGCTTGTACCATCCATAGACTGTATTCCCCCTATTACATTACTTGTCATAGAAGTAACACAGTAATTAACACAATCGGCTTTATAGGTAGCCCCCTCACGTCTGTGTTTGGGATAATTAAACCCATAACATACTCTGCGGCCTATATTTACAAAGCAATCCCCCTTCTGCGCTCCTCCCACTTCTGGTTATTTATCTTTA